CGAAGCGATCGGCTTCTACTCACACGGTCCGTTGAGGAACAGGGAGCGGGGCCAAGTCTTGTTGTTCTGCGCCATATTTTCATAATGGGTGCAGAGAAAGTAGCGACGGATTTCCAACTTAGTTGGAAAATGGTCTAAGGGTATCTCAGGCATAACCTTGTCTGGTGAATCACCAAAGGTTAGAGATAGTCCAGCACGATTAGGCGAGATGCCTTGATCGGCGTAGTAGTTGTAAACGTCTTTGAGAGCCCAAAGTACACGGTCGTGGTTGCCGCACGATGCGTAGGCAAATCCAACAGCTTGTGCCATTGTGATTGCTGGGGTTGGGTCTCTTGCCTTGGTGTGATAAAATTGAGAGAGCATCAAAATTTCGTCACGATGAGGCAAACCGTTGTGGTTACGGTAAGACAATACTTCACAGCCGTTGAGTTCGTTTTGGATCTTAGACTTTTCAAGTGATACGGTCGACTTGAAATAGTAGTCAGCTAATTCTGCGAAGCGTTCCATGAAAGTAGCATGGTGGCTAGGAGGGAGCAGAACATGTAGGCGGATGATTGAATCATCGCCTTGCACCTTAATGATGCAGTGACTTGGGTCAAAGCCCAGTGCACTCAAGAGAGTTGCGAGCATAGTATAATTATACCAGGAGTCTAATAGTTGGGTGATGAACAGGCCAGATGGTATTCCAGCGTAGCGTCGACGAAACATTCTGCCGTCAGGCAAGACGATCGGAGCTTCGAAAAGATTTTCGAGAGTCCATAACCATAGACGTTCTAGACGTAAAGCTTGTTTGTCGTTCCAGTCCGGGTGGAAAGGAGCAGCTTTAGTCGGAACATAGCCATCAGAGAAAGTAAGAAACTCGCGTCCTTGATACATGATGCGACGCATCAGTGAGAAGTACGCTTTCTTGTCAAAACGTTTCCAATCTAAAGTGAGGAAGGAACTTCGAATTAGTGAACAGTATAATTCAGCGTTTAGTCTGAACCATCCACCGGTGAAGGTTTCGTATCCCCAAAGCATTGGTGTTTTGCCAGGGTTGAGTTTCATCCAAGCGATGTATTCCCAATAGAACATAGTATCTGCGATGATCCAAGGTTTGGATACACCCCAAATTGTTCTCATTTTGTTGGGATCGTTGCGCTTGACGATAGCGGTTTTGGTATGTAGGAGCATGGGAAAGATGAATCTATT